GATGTAGTGCCTGCTGCGCCGAACTCGCCCGCCAAACCCGCAGGAGTGCGGCTAAACAGACCTGGCACGCCCATCAATGAAAAAGCGACGTTAGGGGCGCCGGCTTCGCCGAACTCGTACACGCCGCGATAACCGGGAATAGTCAGGATATCAAAACCAGTTAAGTTTTTAATACCTCGAGCTATGCCAGCTGTTGAAAACGCGCTAGGATCTTTAGACTTACTTAAAAAATCATAAAGATTAGCTGGGCCTCCAAGTATATTAAGAATGCCTTTAGGTATGCCTTTAGCAATCGCCTCAAAACTTTTAAGAAATTCACCAAAAGTTGAGCTCGGCTCGTCCATGACAGACGCGGTGCTTTTTACCTCAGTACGGCGCGCTTGTTCAGCTAACAGTTCCTCTAGTGTCGGCTCGGCCATGTCTACTTACCTTTCCTGGCTTTTTCAATCGCTGCTTTTAACTCGTCATCCGTCATCGATCTCACAGTGCCCGGCGCCGGTGCATTAACAATAGGTATTTTTGGCCTAAAGCCTTTTAATCCGTCATTCTCTCTAGCGTAATCTTCAAGACGAATAGCTTCATCTATGATGAGCTGGTTCTTTTTCACCATAAAGTTAATCAACTGTTGACGCGCTTTACGGCTTGTCTCTAGTTGAGGAACCAACCCAGCGATAAACTTACGATCTTCGTTAGAGAAACCTGCTCCAAGTTTTCCACCCAAAGTGGCCAAAATAAGGTCGCCAGATACTTTACTAAACGTTTGTGAGTTAGCTAACGTACCTGCGTCTTTATTGCTAACCAAACCAAGCGTATTGAGTAAGTTAACCGCGCCTATACGACCTTCAGCAAACGCGCCGCTAGTAACACCTTGCTGATCAAGGCGGGTAAGCTCGTTCAACGTATTAAGTGCAGCAATTGCGTTATCACGATTAGCGCGAGCGGCTTCAACGTCTTTGGCGTCCAATCCGCCAAGCTTTTCTCTAAATGCTTTGACGCCAGGCGCTGATGAAGACGCGGTTGCAGTGACTTGCGATGTCATTCTATCTACATCAACATCAGATACTAATTTACGTACTTGCTCACCTTTCTCATTTTTTGAGTATACAAATTGTTGGTCTTTATTCTCATCAACATAAACAGTCTTTCCTTTATCTGTGCCAGATCTAACTTCGCCGACCACGGTAAGATTTGGCTTGTCTTTCTTGAGCTGCTGCTCCAGTACGGCCAACCTATCTTTGGCTTCCAAAACTTCAGGTGCGGAAGGATCTTTAGCGTCGCGTATTTGTTTACGTAACTGAACAATATTGTCAGCCAATACCAACGATTCAAACTCTTTGCCGCCTTTACGATCGGTAGATTTATCGATAAGCATCTGCAGTGCCTTGGCTCTAGGATCATTTTCAAACCCTTTAGTGTCAGGACCATATTTTGTTTGTATAGTAGAAAGTTCAGTTAAGTACCCTTCAAGACGCGCGACGTCATCGATAGTTGCTTTACCAGCTGCCTCTTCATTTAAGAATTTTAGTTCGTCTTGAGCTTGTAAATACTCAGGGCTACCAGCCAGATTTTGCGATTCTAAAGAACGAAGTGTGGCATTTAATCTAGCGCGCTCTCTAGAGATAGCAAGTTCTTTATATTTACCCTTACCTGCGCCATCACCTTCACCTTCACCTTCACCTGCGCCGCCTTTTAGTGGTGCCAATGACTGGATCAGACGGTCAATACTTTTAACCGCGTTCGAATCTACACCAAACTGAGCGACAGCTTCCTCGCGCTTAACATATAGATCTTGAAGTTGTGCGTATTTATCCTCGGCGCCGGGGCGGAGTGCCTTTTGAAGTCGTTGTATTTCAGCGTCTATAGGACCGCGTTCGTTTTCAGGCAATTTAAGTCTATCTTCTGTCAACTTACGAATTCTTGCGGCGATCTGTATATCTTGCGGGACTTTTTCCGTTTCACGCTGTTTGGTTAGCGCTATCTCACTACCTTGCTTATTCATAAAGTCGGTCAACGACAAGGCCAACTCTTGGTCACCCATTTGTGACGCACGCTGAATACCGGCGGTCAAGGAAGCCATATCCGCCGGGTTGATCGACCGCATGATTTCTTCGCGTTGACGAATGCGCTGCAGCTGGGGGTCTTGCACGCCCAAGAGGCCGCCCAGTCCACGGGCTAACTGTTGAGAGCCCAAAAATGTGCCGTAAATAGCCTGCTGGCGTGGGTCTAATCCAGCAAAATTAAATGCGCGCTGTTGTTCAGCGGCTTGCTGTTGCGCCAACTGCTGTGCCTGATATTGTTCAGGCGATACAAATAGACCTAAGATATCACTGGTAGCCATAACATATCCTTAATACGAGAAACTGTAGCCGCTAGTGCCTCGAGGAATAATTGCTGGATTTTGCCCAAATGACGGTAAATACATCATAGGACTTGATTCAGCGTACATAGTAGATTGCGCAGGTGCGCCACCAAACATGCCTTTGGCCCAATCATAAATCTGTGAACCCATTTGACCAATTTGGGGGCTACTACCCAAACCTGATAACGCAGCAGACCACGGGTCAATTGAAGCCGCTTGCGTAGTGCGGGCTGCGCTCAAACCACCTTGGAATAGTGTCTGACCCACATTGGCGCCTGCCGTAGCCGCGCGGCCGCCCAACTGCGCACCAATATCCAGCGGCTGTTGGCCCAAGCTCTCAAGCGTTTGAACGCCGCCCAATGCCGTAGTAAATGGCGACAACGCGCCGGTGACGCCTGACTCGTAGCCACCGTAGAGCCCGGCGCCTTGGCCAAACAGACCTGTGCCGAACGCCAACTGACGCTGGCCTTCCTGTGCCGCATTAGCGGCCAGTTGCGCGTCTTGCTGCGCAATGGCGTTGTAGTACGCCTCCATCTCAGGGTTGGCTGCGCGCAAACCGGGCGTACCTTCGCCTGGGAGCGGTATAGTGGCACCGACGGCCAAGCCACCACGGCCAGTCTGAAACAGCTGATTCTGCAGTTGGGCGTATTGCCGAGCTCTTGAAGGTGATAGCAAGTCAAGTTGGCGCTGCATGTATTGTTGCGCCACTTGCTCTGGCGTCTGCGCTAGGTACTGACCACCCAACTGCATCAAACGGCCGCCGGCTTCGCGTAGAGGCGCGTAAGTTTCGGGGGCCATTTCAGCTTCGCTCAGACGCTGTTCAGCCAATGATTGCAGGCGATCCTGATACGCGCGCAGTCGTGGGTCTAACTCATACCCAGCACCCATCAGTCGTCCTTCAGGCCCAAACTGGAACTGACTGCGCCCGAACCGTGTCGTCACCCCAACCGGGCGGAATCGCTGTTCTTCAGCCGCAAGTTGAGCGGCGCGCGTTTGCGCGTCAGCGGAAATTTGTGCGGCTCGTTTCTGGGCATTTCCGCCCATGATGCCGCCTAAAAGGCTGGCGCCGCCGCCGATAAGAGCTGCCGTTACTGGCATGTTAGTACCCCTTTATGATGACTTCATCCACCTTAGCCGCGTCCTTCTCGTCCGTGGCGTGGATGCAATACCAAACACAATCTTCAATGGCTTTAACGCCGTGTACTACGTCCGCTTTAATTTCCAAACACGCCGGCGCAGAGATAATTTCAATTTCATCGCCGATCAATACTGCTACCTTACCTCGAGCCAGAATCGACAAATGGCTAAAGTTATGTGTGTGCTTCAGGATTGCTTGTCCAGCCCGAACACGCATCTCTTTGGCATACAGACCATCGCTGAAATGATGAATGATCTGATGATCAGGTAAGGTTTCAATAATCATGCTGTCCGCTTCCACATATATACCGTGATGTACGGCTGGTAGTTAGCGTTGGTACCAGAAGATCCTGTCGTACTAACGCTAGTTGATACGCTAATTCCTGTTGTAGCGGTATCGGTGCTGTAGTTTGAGGAAAGGTTATAGTTTGCATTGCCGGCATAATTATCTCCGCCAGCTTTATACCCTTCACCACGTTTTTCAACGTGGCTATGCCCAGGATCCGTTACGGTAGACGTAGCTGTGTGCGTGTGGCTTACCGTAACCGCATCCGCACTACCACCTGTTTCTTCCGCCGTATCAAACAGTGAGTTACCTGAGTCAAAACCAACCATGACACGGCCAGCGCCAAAGGCTGTCCATGTGCCAAACCCTAACAACGTACCAGGGTTAGTGCTAACAGACGCATTGGTATAGATAGAACCTACAGGGTACAGCGCTGCAAGAGCCGCCTGCACAAACGCGGTAGTTGCTATGGCCGTTGAATTATTGCCCGAGGACTGCGTAACTGCAGTAGTTCCTGTAGGCAACGCAGGCGATCCTGTAAACGTTGGGCTAGCCAAATCAGCTTTGGTCGCGACCGCCGTGGCGATATTGTTAAACTCGGTATCAATCTCCGTGCCTTTAACAATCTTGGCCGCGTTGCCAGACGCCAACGCATCCTTGGCAGCAAAGTCGGTGGATTTCGTATAGTTACTCATGACAACCTTCCGTTTTTCGACAGAATTTCAATTTTTTGAATCGACAGCGGCGAAGAATTGATGTCAGCTTCGTAGCCCGTTTGAACAATACGGCCAGAACCCGTACCTTGCGCGTAAAGCGTTTGTAATGCAATACCATCGGCGTACTCCGCAAGAGGAACACCATTAGAACCATACTCTGCTATGCCGTACTCAGATACACTCTGCGTTGGGATTTGCGTGTTTTGCGACAAATAGTTTTCGCTGAAATCGAAACCCCATTTAATGGTCAAGAACTGATTTGTGCCGCCAATCACGATGACGCCAATGCGCTTCAATATAGACGTAACACTTTGGTCGCCCAAGTCGCTATGGTTGGTGTAGTACTGAAAACGGTACTCAGCAGTGTCATCTAAATAGGTGCTGTACTTGCCAATGTAACCAGTCTGTCCCAACAGCAAATCGCCATTACGACGCGATAACAACGCCGATGGCGTAATCGACGTCCATACAGTAACTCTTGATGACCCATCAGGAAGATACCCGCGAGTGTCAAATACATACACCGACTGATTGGTGGGGAGTGTCAGCAAATAAAACGCATTGACTTCCGAATACACGGCCTTGATGTTTGCCAGTGTTTCGCCTGCCACAATACCCATCAAGTCATTACGCACATTCTTGCTAATGTCGCGAAACGGTGCTGACTTTTCCTGAATCGTGCGCATCAACGACCGCACGCCGCTGTTAGACAGGAAGAAGACGTCGGTTGCAGTGCCTTGGATTGAGTCGCGTGCAATGCAGCCAATGCCCACCACCGTGTCGTTTAACGACATGGTGGCCGGTGCCGTTGCGCCCTGATACACCAATATCTGGCGTTTACCAAAGATAATCAGGAAATTGTTGTGGGCTGCCAGGCCAACGATCTCGTCTGGTCCAGCAGGCCAAACGTTATTCACATTCAACGTGCCAGACGTGCCGCCGGTATAGATATGCCCCGCCAGCAGATCCGAAAACGTCAATGTTTGCTTGTCAGATGCCGTATTAGCAATCCACAGACGACCGTATGCTGAGATGACGATATTGCCTGACGGCACCGTGCCTGCA